CCTAAACCAGAACCGAAGCCTAAACCAGAACCGAAGCCTAAACCAGAGCCGAAGCCTAAACCAGAGCCGAAGCCTAAACCAGAGCCGAAGCCTAAACCAGAGCCGAAGCCTAAACCAGAGCCGAAGCCTAAACCAGAGCCGAAGCCTAAACCGAGAGAGGTTTTGGACGAAAGTGTCGAAAGATCAGCTACGGAGATTCAGGAACTCGAGAACGAGAGATTGGTTGTGTTCAACGAGAATGGTTCTGTGGATTTTCAAACGGATGGGTCGCGTGACTTTATCTATCTAACCGCCGAGCAGGAGTCCAGATTGTCCGGAAGGATTACATTGCATAATCACCCAGATCAAGCGTACCCCTTTTCTACTGTGGATGTCTCTCAAGCTATTATTCATGGAGAGCTTGAATCGAATGTGTGTGGAATCGGCGGAGTACGTTACAAAATGGATTTACGTTCGTTGGTAGGAAAGACAACTGAAGAAAGAACCAAATTGGCAAACAAGGTCAAGCGTATGTGGCCTAAGATGTATCGTAAAGAGGCGATGAAAGTGGACTTATTGGGAGAGGCTGGAAAGATTAAGAGATTCAGTAGGGATTCTGTGGCGTTGACTTATCATAATACTTGGATGAGTATAGCAGAGAAGATCGGAGTAGGTTATACAGGAAATACGGGGGTTGTGTTGTTATGATTGATGACACCAATTTCGCTAGTGTGGTCTGCTCATTTTGTTCCAGATTGAGATCGTTGGAGAAGCATACATGCGATGCCTTTCCAGAACGTATTCCAGATGTGATTTGGAATGGAAGCAATCACCACGGTTCGTCGGTAGAGGGTGATGGGGGTTTGTTGTTCAACAGTATCAATCGACCAGACGGGCAAGAGTCGGAGTATGTGATATGAATAGACGCAACGGCAAGCTGATTCATTCCAACCGGCTGGTGCCTAGCAGCTACGATGAAGTGTCGCTCTGCCAGGCAGTGGAGGACAGGTTTCTGGACTTGACCAGATCGTGGCAAAGAATCAAGGGAGAATCGCTTCCGATACCCGCTGAGTTGGATAAAGATATGTTGCGATGGAGGCAGATGAGGATGAGGCATCGTTGTCAAAAGTGCGGAAACAAGGAGGTGTTAGTGCTTCCCGGGAAGTCGATATGTTGCTCGTACTGCGGTGGGTTCGGAGACTATCGACACACCGAGGCGGAGTTGAAGTCTTTGAGAACGATTGCAGAGTGGACTGTAGATATGAATTGCGTGCTGCGGAACCAACCGAAGATTACTCTGAATTGGAGATGAAACATGGACTGGTTATCGTTGACGGTAGGACTTGTGTTGGGTTATGTGATAGGGGTTTTGTCGGCAAAAGTTGGTGAGCTTTCTCGGAGATTGGAGGAGATCCGCATCGAAGACGATGGCGATTATGATGATTGTGGAGGAGACGAAGAGTACCTATCACATTGGATGTGCAGGAGTTTGAACTGATGACTACTCCTAGGATAGCTGATGTGCAGTGCTCACGGCTGAGGTTCGAGGATGGGGACAAGGTGTTGGTTCGTGTTTATCAGAAATTGAGCAGACAGGAATCCAACAGGTTGAAAAACATGATCCAGAAGTGGGCTAGTCCGGCCGAGGTGTTAGTCGTGGACTGTACGTTGTTCGATGTGAGAGTTGATAAGGGACAGAGTTTGCTGCTGTTGCCAGGAGATTTGGATGGCTCAAAACAATAAGCTAGTTGATAAAACCAGGGATTACAGAAAGGCCATCGGAGAAGGAGCCGACGAATCTCTGTTGATGTTTGAGGTTGCCATGGGTGATTTTCAAGCGGCTTTCTGCGATGAGATGGTCGGGGGTTCGGACTTTACGATCAAGTTAGAGGTGCATGGAGGCAAGCGAAAGGCTGTTCATTATCGAGTCCTGAGAGATTCCTTTCGCCGACCGGCGGGAAGTTCCTCGAAGGAATGAAAAAACCAATGGATTAGTGTTTTACTTTTCCTGGGTTTAGGCTATAATCAAAACGGGAACCAATAGAGATCGACGCCTAGGTGTCGCGACGAACCGCGGTGTCTTTCGATCAGTTATGTTGGCTGGTCGATAATTGACACTGCGGTTTTTCTTTTGGGAGATAGACATGGGCAAGCGAGTAACTTTCTTTCTGGGTCACGCCCACCTGTTGGATTGGCGTCGGTTGACGATCACCAGAATGATGCGAGCCGGTGATTCTTCGGTTCCGACGGCTCAAATAACAGCTGAGTATGGAGGTCACAACGAAATTGTAGCCGTGTCGTTGCCAGGGGCTCAGATCTGGCAGGCTACTCTGTTGGATGCAAAGTTGTCCGGAGAGAATTCAACTGTTGACGTGTTGAACTTTTCGACCGGTGACACTCAGTTTCCGGGGCCCAGGAGTGCCGACCGTTTGAACATCTTGTCGATGGAGGATCTGTCTAGCAGCAGTTCTAGTACGAGTAGTTCCAGCAGTAGCTCTAGTTCTAGCAGTAGTAGCTCGATCAGCACGAGCAGTAGCAGTACAAGTAGTTCGAGCAGTAGCAGTAGTAGCTCGATCAGTACGAGCAGTAGCAGTAGTAGCTCGATCAGCACAAGCAGTAGCAGTAGTAGCTCGATCAGCACAAGCAGTAGCTCGATCAGCACAAGCAGTAGCAGTGCAAGTAGTTTGAGCAGTAGCAGTACGAGCAGCAGCAGTACGAGCAGCAGCACCAGCAGCAGCAGCACCAGCAGCAGTTCGATCAGCACGAGTAGCAGCAGCACGAGTAGCAGCAGCACGAGTAGCAGCAGTCGAAGTTCCAGCAGTGAGTCCAGTACATCCGCTTCGTCGATTTCCAGTTCTAGTCAATCTTAGATTGAACGATGAACAGATTGGTCCAGTTGTGGAATAGATCGCAGCAACGGCGTAGATATGATGGACCGGACGGATTGATGGTGAATGGAGAGTCGATAAAATTCAAAACCGAAACGGGAGGGTCGAAAATGGCAACACAAAAGTTTGCCGATAACCAAAAGGTCGTAGTTAATCCCCATTCGATCGTAGTGTTTGTTAAAGAGGGATCATTGGGGTCTTTGCAGTCGCTGAGGCTTCTGTTCGATGCGACGATTGCTCGGTTGGGATTGGACTCGACGAAGGGAAGAATCCTGCGAAAGATTCCGCGAAACAAGGGAACGGATCGACCTGGCTTGGCAGACATCAAGCGATGGTTAGAGGCTTTGGACGGAAGCGATAAGTATGCTGAAGATCGCAAGCTTCTGTTGAGTCTGAACAAGACTTTGGTGACTAGAATTCAAGGATGATCGGATGTATCTGGGATTCGAGCGAGTAGCAGTGACGAATGTGATCGGATTGGCGACTAGTCTGACCATTCCGGCAGAAGCTACCCATGCCGAAATACAGGTCGATACAAATGACGTTCGTTATACGATGGACGATGCAACAGACCCGTCGGCTGACAGTGGAATGATATTCCTGACTACCGAGGAGCCGAAGCTGTTTTTGATCGAAGATGTGAGGAGGATCAGGTTCGTTCGTGGTGGCGCGGCTAATGGGGCCTTGAACATCCACTATGTCGGCGGACGGAATGTGTGATGACCCATGCCAAAGCCTTCGGAAGGAGAGTCGAGAGATCATTTTATCAGCAGGTGCATTCCGATTGTTATTCAAGATGGTACGGCCGAGGATGCCGATCAGGCAGTGGCTGTATGTCAATCTATGTGGGAGAGTAGTAAGATGACAGTGAACGATAGATTACTAGCGGCGATTCAAGCTCGTGGAAGGAAGACTACGGAGTTTGGTTATGGGATTATGACGGCCGATCGTCATGTACAGAATGTGCTGGATGCTATCGGACTTCAGGATTGCTATCTGCTGCTCAGCGATCGGCGAAGCCGAACTTCCCTCGACGATGTAATGAAGAAGGCAGCCAGTACCCTGGTTTATTCCAACCCAGACATGGAAGTCGAAGAGAAGCGGGTCAGTTTGAAAGGGTTGGATCTACCAAAGAACACCTTGATGGTATTCCATCATACGTTGTCTACCAGTCGCGAAGATCGAGACGGTGATGTGATGCATCCGGAAGGGATGGACGTTGATCCTAAGATGCTTTTGCTGTGGCAGCATGCACATACAATGCCTATCGGAAAGTTGGTCAAGGAGGTTAAGAGGAATTCGAGAAAGTTAGAGGTGATTTCGGCGATCGTTGACTTGAACGAATTGAGCCATGATGCGGCAGTGATGGTAGATAACGATATGGCCCGATTTTCTCATGGATTCAGGGCTATCGATTTTACCGAGAGAGAAACTAAGGATTCTTCCTCCGGTGGGTTCGACATAACGAGGGCAGAGATTATGGAAGAATCCATAGTCTCGGTGCCGGCTAATTTGGATGCTGTTGCCGGCGAGGTTCTGTTGTCGCTCGTCGAGGGGGGTAAGATGACTAGTCCGTTGATGAAGCGATTGGGCGAGTCGATACGTGAGCATCGGCAGTTGAGTCTGCCGGTAAACTTGAACATTAAGATGACCGTTAACGGTCAGGAGGTGAAAGGTGTCGAGCCAGGAAGCAAAGCTGAAGAAAGAGTGTCCAAAGGAAACGGCCCATCAAAAGAAGCCGATGGGGTTGGTGACGAAGAAAAGCGAGCCGGGAACGAAAAAGCTTCCAACGTGAAGCTCAATGCCGCCGGTTCGTCCAAGGCCAAAAGCTTGATTGCGGCTGGAAAGGTGAAGAAGCCATCCGGTTGGGAGGCTCCTTCCGCGGACGATCAGAACAAGTATATCGAAGACAACGGGATGGCTGCTTACGGTAAGTGGTTCTTGGGAATCAGGGAGGGTGCGGATGAGGACAGCAAGGGTGCGTATGCTTATCCATACACTAGCGACTTCAAGAACGTGGATCGTACCGGCTTGGCAGCGATCCGACAGAGGGCTGGACAGCAGAAAGAGCAGGATGTGTTCGATGCAGCTGGTAAGTTGATCGATAGGATAGACGAGGAAGAAGGGAAAACCTCGATTTCTGAAGAAAAGAGTTTTTACGGCGATTTGACAGGATCATACGAATGGGTGTCCAACGAACTGAGAAGCAAGGCCAGAGCATTTTTGATGTCGAACGGGATCGATCTGGGAGAGCATGAATATGTCGGTATCGTAGCTACTTTTCTGGATTATGTGATTTTGGAATGTGGCAAGTTGTCGGGTACTTTGTATTATAAGATAATGTGGAACTTGGTTGATGGAAAATCCCAGTTCAAAGGAACTCCCGAAAAGGTGGAGATCAATGTAGCTGTAAAGGATACATGGAAACTTGCAGAGAAGCGTAGCAGGGTATTGTCTAAGTCGAACGAAAAGGGGGTACAGGAAGCGATAGAATACATCAAGGAAGTTTTGGGTATGGAGATCAGTTGCGTGGTTAAGAGTTTGCTGCAATCAGCAGCCGCCTCCTTGGTACAGGTAATGAAGTCTACCGGAGCGGGAGAATCGGAGGAAGACAAGCAATGGACCGTCAAGCAGTGTGTTGCTAAGATTCTGGTGGATACTGATTTGATGCAGAGAAGGTACATCATTAAGCAACTTCGGGCATTGGAAGACCGAGAAAAGAAGGATAAGGAAACAATGGAAATCAGCCACTTGATGTGTGGATGATTTTTCAACATGGGCGTGCCGGAGGCGGTCTCCGGTGGCCGACCAATCCTTGCGTCAACAACGAAAGGTTATATCAATGAAGTTGACGAAAGCATTGAAGAGCTGGCTCGTCGAGAACTGCGATGTTAAGGAGGATGCCGACGATGGCGAGTTTAGGAAGGCTGCCGGCATGGCCATGGCCGAAGGAAAGCTGGCGGCGGAGAAGTACATGGAGTTAACTAAGGAAGAGGGGGAGGACAAGGCCGACGGCTTCACGAAGAAGTTTAATGCGATGGCTTCCCAGATCGAATCCTTGGCAAGAGCAGTAGGTACGATCGGAGGGCAGAAGGAAAAGACCCTCGGGGAAAAGACCCTCGAGGAAAAGATCCCTGCACCCAAAAAGAAGGTTCCGTCGATGTCCCAGCTGGCGAAGATGATCTCCGATCTGGGTGGAGTCGAGGCCGAAGCGGACGGAAAGGGTATCGACGTTAGAGTTAAAGAAGCGGTCGAGCAGTACAGCGATACGAAGACTGCTATGATCTACCCTACGAGGACTTTGAAGGGAAGGCATTCGCTGGCTGGCAATCCGGTGGATCTGTACGGTCGTGGGTTGAACACTCCCAGCGATAGGGATAGGGCATTAGCTGGAACGTTTGCGAAGTTTCAGCTTTTGTCTGTAACCCCCAAGTTTGCAGGAAGTCCTCGTCGTGCATGGGAAGTGCTAAGTGAGCACGAGAAGAGCCTGCTTGCTACATTGGCTGATGACTGTATGTGGGACGACAGTGAGTATCGTAAGGATCGTCAGCGGAAGGGCTACCCTGGAGGGATAAAGGCATTGATCGACGATTCGACCAGTGGGGGTACGGAAGCAGCTCCGATCGTATTCGATGATATGGTGATCGAAGCTCCACTGCTCTATGGGGAATTGTTTCCGTTGGTCAATCAGATTCCGCTGGAACGGGGCCGTCGGATCGAGGGAGTGGCTATCGGAACTGTTACGGGCAGCTGGGGGGGTGTGGACGATACGGCGATCGGGCTGTTCACTACAACCGCCTACGTTACGGCTTTCGATACTACGATCTATCGGTGGCAAGGGTCGATCAAGATCGGACTTGATTTCATTGCCGACTCTCCGATCGACTTCGGCACTACCATCACTAAGCAGTACGGTGAGAGGTTGTTGGAGGATCTGGATGATGCCATCGCCGATGGCAACGGAACGACCCAGCCGGAGGGGGTGCTGAACAAGTCTGGAGCTACCTCGGTAACATTCAGTTCCACTACGTCCATCAGCAACTACGAATCGCTGAGGTTCTCGGTTGCGAAGCCTGAGCACAACGGAGCGATGGGTGCCACCGCAGTGTTCTGCGGTAACGAAACTTCGTACCAGCGTGCAATGGCTATTCCGGTCGGTACATCGGACGCTCGACGGTTGTTCGATACCGGGGGTTCTACCTCTAGTGGCCGGTACGATGAGTATCGGTTTATGAATAGAAAGTACGCAATTAACGAATCGTTGGGAAACACGGAATTGTTCTATGCCATCTTAGGTCGTTACCGAATGTACCGCCGCAAGGGCTTGGCAGTGAGAACTTCCACCGAGGGCGATACGTTGATTCGTGCTAACGAGATGCTGATCGTCGTTCAGGCCCGTTACGGTGGTCAGATGGAACGAGCGGCTTGCGTTGCAATTACGTCGGACGCTCCTTCCTGAATGGTGTTGGTTCCCTGGCAGCCGTTCCGTCGAGAGTCCTGCTCCTGACGGGACGGCACCAGGGAACCGATCTTTTAGTTCGTTTTACACCAGAGAACCAAGGAATCGAAAAGATGACTACAGCAACAGAAAAAAAGATGTTGGTCCGGCCGTTTTCCATCGAAGTCTGCCATCCGAAGAATTGCGATGTTTTTGTGCAGACCTTGGGGCAAAAGATTCGTGGGAGGGCGACACACACCAACACGATTAAGAGGAGAGACAGGGATACTGGAGACGTTGTGGATATGCCTGTACCTGCCAAGTTGATCCACGGACTGCCTTCGGAGATTCCTGGAATGATCTTGACGGTCAATCCGGCCGAACTTGCGTGGAAGATCGTCGATCCTCTGAAGGACGATCCGGACCTGTGCCGGAAGATCGAGCGGGCGATGAAAGAAAGCGAGAGCAGTGTGTATCCCAATGCTCGGATACGGGGTGTTCCGAGCAAGAGCGGTATCTTGAGCGTTCATCAGATGAAAACCCTTTGTCGAGAACTCTGCTCTATGTTGGATGCGGAGCAGGCTCGGATTGTAAAAGGGATCGAGCCGGACAGAGAGGATGTGGATGCGATGCCGGGGAAGTATCTGTTGAATCCGTTCAACCCCAACACTATGAATCAGCCGCAGTTCGAGGAAGACCTGCCGGGCTGGCGAGACAAGTTGAACAGATTGGGGTGATGTACGAGTGGCCGTCAGAACACCACAACCAAGTGCAAGCGTCACGGCTGCTAAGGCTCGCAGGGAAGCTGTTGCGGGAAGATCGGACGTGAGGATCGATTGGTATATCGAGAACGTGATGAACAAGGTTCGGATGTCGATGAGGAAGAGGATGTTGGTTGCGGTAGAGTTTCTTCGCAGCCAGGTGACGAAGAATATCAGCCGACCTGTCACGGTCGGGACTGGACCCAAAGGCGGCCGGGTTGTCACCAATCGATCGAAGACCGGGGAGTTTCCGAAGAAAGATTTTGGTCTTCTGTTTCGTTCGATATTCGGAGACGTTAAGGAATCTGGTGACATGGTGGATGGGTTCGTTGGATTGCCGTTGGGTTACGGTGTTGTACTGGAAACCAACAAACGACTCGACCGAAAGTTCCTGACCCGAACCATGTACGAGGAGCAGGACAGGCTCAAAAGAATGCTTACGGGGCCGGTTGTATGAGTGTTGGAACGGCTGATTTGTTGAAAGCAGTTAATACGGTGTGGGACGCTAGCAACTTAAATGCTGCGTTCAAGGCTCTGTGGGATTCTGGTTTTATGTCAGCCGATTGGGAAGTGCTTCAAGATGGAGAAGCACAGCCTGGTCAACCGTGGCCTTATTGTGTTATAGATCAAACAGGAACCTCCACGGTTGCCAGAATGAGCAAGAGCGGTTCGGATAAGTGGGAGGTCAGAGATACGCAGGTGACTTTGCACGTTCACTGTAAGTCGGTGTCTGGCAATAGCAATACAGGGAAGGAACTTGCCGGCGGTCTGATCGAAGCTATTATGGAGGTGTTCGGTGGTCATCCAACTGAGGCTCCTACTGGATCGCTGGAGTTGGACAACGGGAATCATCTGATAACACAATATTTGAACGACTACTGCATTCGGAACGGTGATGATGAGTATGAATGGGTTTTAACCTATAATTTTAGGCTGGATGTGCCAGTCGCAGTTTCAGCTTGATAGAGGGATAGAATAGATGGGTACTCGATCGATTAGTGGAGTGCAATTCAAGGTTACGTTGTCGGCGGTTAACACAAACGAATTGGCTGGAGGGGAATCGGCCAATGTTACGCAGCCTAGTTTGAATCATCAAGTTACCATCACTAACGGGATCGGTGCGAATCAGGCAAACCGTGGATGGCATTGCAAAAGCTTCGGTTTGGACGGTGGCTCTAGTCAGGTTATCGACCTGTACGATATGGCTGGAATAGATGTAGGTGCTGGGGCGGGGTTGGATGGTATTGGACAGGCGGTGGCTAATGAGGAAATTGTGACATTGGCGATCGTAAACGACAATGCTATAGATGCTGCTGGTCGGCTAGAGATCGAACCTGATGCGACTGCTGGATGGACTCCGATCGGTACGGGGTTCCTATCGAGTAGAGGTGGAAGCCTTTACGGGCAGGGGATTTTCCTGATCAGTAATCCGGCTGCTGCTGGATTCGATGTGGAGGATGGTGTAAGTCACCGGATCAGATGCACGGCTTCGCACGGATACGTGGCGTTCAGCGTATATATTTTGGCTAGGCACGACGATGATGAGTCCAGCAGCAGTTCTAGTACGAGTAGCAGTTCCAGTACGAGTAGCAGTAGCTCAATCAGCACGAGTTCGATCAGCACGAGTTCGATCAGCACGAGTAGCAGCAGTACGAGTAGCAGTTCGATCAGTACGAGTTCGATTAGTACGAGCAGTAGTAGCAGTAGTAGCAGTTCGATCAGTACGAGTTCGATCAGCACAAGCAGCAGTCAATCCACTAGTTCGTCTTCTGGTTAGGAGAATTTGAATATGAGTAGTGCAAACACCTTGACTGGCAGAAACGCCAAGTTTCAGGTCGCAGCCGTTTTAGTGGCTAGGACTACGGCTTGGGCCGTGACTCGCAATCTAGCTAACGTATCTACGTGGGGCGATTCGGATTCGGCTGGCTATACTAACAGAGCGGCCGGTAGACGGGATGCGACCTTTACAGCTGAAGGGAAATACGATTCGTCTGATGAAGTTTGGGATCTGTTTCAACCGGAGGATATCGCTATAGCGGTGTTGTGGCTCGATAACTCCAGTCTGTACTGGGACTTTCCCAGGGCGATGAATACTGACTTCGGTCTGGCGGTGAACATCGATACGGAAGAGGTCATCGGTTGGACCAGCTCTTGGGGAGCCGATGGACCATTCTACTTTCCGGGACAGTCCGGAGCTACATCTAGAACCTTGCCCTCGTAACCTGAAGCAGATCGGGATGAACGAGAACATACGAGTCACTGCTAGCGGAGAGCATCACTGGATGCCAAGCTGTCCGTGCCTCGACTGCGTTTCCGAGAGACATCGACTTCATTTTCAGACCGACATTCCTTCCGTAAGGGTGATTCCACCCGCATTGGCCTATCTCCTGGGCTTAATACCCCGTCGATGTCACTCCGGTTCGCTTGCCAGAGAACTAACGAGCGTCCACTGAGTCGCTCATTACATCTTGCTAGGAGATACACAATTATGTCAGAGGATATGGCCAGAGCGGTCGGTTCCGAGGGAACAACTACTGTAACGATCGCTGGCAAGCAATGTACGGCGAGGCCGTTGTCGATCAAGGAATTGGGTGAGGTAGAGCGTATCTGCCTGGAATCCTATCGCCGGTCTTACATCAAGACCTTCGTCGATTCGATGGATCTGTTGCCGGAAGGGCAGAGAAAGGTCGAGGAAGCTTTGGAAAGAGCTGCTCGATGGGACATTGGTGATTTACCTCCCAAACAATCCTGCGACCACGGAACGATACAAGTGACCGATCTGTTGCGAGATTGGTACAAAGTTCGCAATGAAGAGGAGCCCACCGACAAGAGGGTTCAGATCATGGCGAGTAGTTCTCTGGACGATGGATCGCTGTCCAAGGAGCAGTACAGAGAGATGACTAACTCGATGCCTATGTTCGTGAAGATTCCTTATGCCTGGTGGTGGGTCACTGGATGTTTCGAGGGTATCGTTACCTTCGTCTGGGTTTGTTTCAAGCATAACGGTGTTACCAAGGAGCAGGTTGTCGAGGCTATGCAGAGCAATCAGTCTTTGCTCGCCGAACTGGCTCGGGAGATCGAGCATCTGACGGCACCTTCGGTGGGAAATGGTTAGGGCCCGCCACCGGAGAGTCCAGTGGTGGGCAGGAAATAGTGGAGGGATTGTTCTGCGGTTTGGTGCCTGTACATCTCAGTTGGTTGTGCGAGAATCAATGGTTGGGTGGTAGGTCGTACACGCCGAAGGAGGTCGGAGAGATGACCGTGGACCAAGTGATGTTTGCCCTAGCCGATCGAAAGCATTTGAGAAAGCATGACGGTCGAACGGTTGCGATGGAACCTTCCCAGGTTACGTCGCTTTCAACGACGAAGGATGGGTTGGTCAAGGGTAGGGACAAGGAAGGCAACGTGATCTACAGACCGTTCCGAGGAAAGAGTCGAGCTAGGGAGTTGATGGAGCAGGAAAAGGCTAAAAGAGACGACCGTAAGAACAGACGAAGGAGACGCCGTGGACGATAGATGGACTCAGTTCGTATCGTATTGCTTGTTGATTGTGGTGACTGGTTGCCTGCTAATCCAGACGATGTTGGGCGTCAAGACGGAGAAGCGGTTCTGGGGGTTTGAATTGGAATCGATGGAGCAAAAGATGGAGCTGGAGTCGAAGGGGCGCATGGAGAGATTCTACGAGGAGCTTCGCTGATGGGAATAGAACTGGCACGGCTATTCCTTCGGGTCCGCAGCGATATGTCGCAGGCTGCTCCGGATATCAAGGCTGGGCGGGGTCCTGTAGTCAGTGCTGCCCAGAGCTTATCGTCCTCGGTGAATCAGGTGTTGGCTACGATCGGTGTGGGGATGGGTGTGTCTGTATTGAAGTCCAAGATGGAGGAGTTTATCGCCTTGGCGGAGCGTCAGGTCATGGCAGAGCAGAGAGTAGTCGCCGTAGTTCGTGCCACCGGCAGTGCTGCCGGTTTCACTGCCGAGGAGTTGAAGAAGCAAGCAGCCGCGTTGCAGAAAGTCACTACAGTGGGTGACGAGGCGATTCTCGAAACGCAAGCTATATTATTGACGTTCAAGGCTGTCACGAAAGATACTTTTCGGCGTGCCACGGAATCTGCCTTGGATCTGGCTGCCGTACTTGGTACCGACGCAAAGTCGGGTGCGCTGCAGTTGGGCAAGGCCTTGGAAGATCCGATCCGAGGAATCACTGCCTTGCGTAGGGCCGGTGTTTCGTTCTCGGAAGCGGAGAAGGAGCAAATTCGGATTCTGCAAGAGTCGGGGAGGTTGCGGGAGGCTCAGGTTGTTATATTGAAGGGTGTGGAGGGTCAAGTCAAGGGTGTGGCTAGAGCGTTAGCAGAGACGGATATAGGGAGGATGCAACAGCAAAAGAACATATTGGGAGACTTGCAGGAAGTAATCGGTATGAAGCTTGTTCCAGTGAAGATTCAATTGATCAAATTAACAATGGATTTGACGGAAGCTTTGTCACCGCTTGTGAGTACGTTTACTAATATAGTTTCTGCTGTGTCAAAAAACAGGGAAGCAGTTTCATTCCTAATCAAGGGCTTGGTTCCTCTTATAGCTACGATGGCTTCGTTGAAGGCAGTTGTTTGGTTGGTTTCTGCTTCGTTTACGATGTTAGTAGCACATCCGATAGTTGCGGCTTTTACTGTTATGTATTTGGCAGCCAAAAAACTCATCGATGTGTTTTTGGGAGTAAAGGAAGGTCTAGATGACACTTCCGATGCAATAACGGAGTTGCGACAAAAAGAGGATCAGCAGCGAAAGCAACATTTAAGTTATTTAGATCGTTTGGGGGAATTGTCAAAAAAGAACAAATTAAACAATTCTGAGATGAAGTTGGCTCGGGAAATAATTGCCGCGTTGACGGGGGCTTACGGCGATCTTGGTATAAGTTTGGATGAAGCAACAGGTAAGCTGAGTGGTGTGGTAGAAGCCACTCAGAAGGCGACCGAGATGATGTTTCGTCATAGAAAAGAACGGTTAGAAGAAGAGATAGATGCGACGAAACATGCTTACGAAGAAAGACTCCGCTTAGAGAAGAAGTCACAAAAGGTTGCAATGTGGACGGGTGGAATTTTTGGTGATTACGAAACTGCGGCTGCTGAAAGAGAAGCTGCGTGGAAGAAATACTATAGTGCGGTGACTGAGTTACGTAGATTGAAAACGGAAGAATCCTTTGTTGCCTTGACTGGAGAAGCTAAGACTCAGGAAGATGTGATTACCAGGAGTGAGAAAGCCGTAAAGCAAGAGATAGAGGATGCGGAATATATCAGAAAATTGAGATTGGAGATGGCAAGGGAAAAGACGGATATGTCTGTTGAGGCCATCGAAGACGAAAGGAAGCGACAGGATAAAGCTCTTCGCTTGGATTATCTACGTAGATACAATCAACTGATGTTTGATAGTGTTCTGTTGAGGAATGCGAAGGAGCGTAACAAGTTGTTGACGGAGTTGGACGTGCAGAGGTTTAAGGCTCTATCGTTGTTGCAATCCAAGTTTGCCAAGGAAGATCAGGAGAGAATCAAGGGAATGACGGACGAATTGCGAAGCTATATACAAGGGCCGCTGGATGAGTATCGAGATAGATTGAAAAAACTGAATGAATTAGCGTTAGCAGATGCCCTCGACCCGGAGATGGGTTTGGCGGTGATCGACAAGATGCGACAGGAGTTGATGGGTCAAGATCGGGGCCAGGAGAGATGGGGCCGGATGACCGGACCGGAGATAGGACGCGCAATTCAGGACGCTTTGATCGGGAGGAAGGATGAGATGCCTAATTTGACCAAGGAGGGCAACAAAGATCGGAAATCCCTGCTTGAATTGATGGACAAGTCTGAAACGCATCTACAGGAACTCAAAGCCAATATGGGATTGACTTGAAATGGAAGATCCATCTACATGGCGGCTGAAGACTGCTGGTGGCATAAAATACAAGCTGAAGAATGGATATCCGCGCGGTTCGGATGATCTGGAAGGCAACAATTCCACTGCCGAAGAGGTCGTCATAATACGGGCCAGCGACTTGGCGGCCTTCAGGAGTGAAATCCATAGTTTCCCTTCGATCACATATACAGGCAATACGTTTCGGATACGCAGACCGAGGAAGATGCCCGGAACGTATGTTCTGTCCGCGAAGAGTTTGACGTGGAAGCCGTTCATAGAATCTCTTCCTGTCGATCCATATTCCTCGGATCCGACGGCAGATGCCGATACCTATGGTGACTACATCGAAGTGACGATTCAGTATCAGAACACCAAGCCGGGACAGATGGAGGAGCCGGAAGATCCGAACGATCCGTTCTCTTTTCTGGAGGTGTCGGAGGATTCTTCCCAGGAATTGTTGATGTTGCCGGGGAAGGGGTGGTGGGAGAGCGACAACGAACCATGCAAAGATATCAACATTCCGGTGGCTAGACTGCTGACCGAGCGACAGTGGAATGTTCGATGGCCGTTGGTCGATAGTAACTTTCTGGCTGCTCTGCTAGATCGCAGCGACAAGCTGTCTAACAAGATTAATTCTGCTGTGATGCCGTTGCTGTACAAAGCTCCAGTGGAAACCGTCATGTATTTGGGAATGAGTCACCAGGAAGAGTATCAGCGGGTGGATAATCAAACAATTAAGCCTGCGGCCCAGGTGACTATGCACTTTTTGCAGAAGATCGGCAGCGAAGGAGGAGTGACCATCGGACACAATCATTTCTACCGCGAAGAAACCGGTAAGTGGGACATCCTGTTGAACAAAGGGGGAAACAAGATGTACGAGCAAGCTGATTTGAACACTTTATGGCAGTGGATCTAGAAGAGATATGCCTTACCATTTTCCAAAGAAGAAACGAGGTGGTCGTCTCTCCGCGGAGCATGTGAATCGTCTGTCCGCTGCCGCTAGGAAGACGGAAGGCGGAAAGGCTTCCAAAGTGTCGATCAACGCTGGAGATTTCCAGGCCGAAGCCACTATCGCCCCGTGGTATCAGCGGATCGTTATCGTATCCAGCCAGCTCATATCCGACATCGACTCGAAGCTAACCGATCGGGAATACTCGCGCTACTATTTGTGCAAAGTAAAATACTTCGACAATGGATATAACGATGATATCAACGTTGGGGGTTGGAACAGCAACGAGGACGAGTACTTTCTGGATTGCACCGATCTGGACCTGGTGCTTGATGTGGGTGATTCGGTGGTTGCTTATTGGGATGCACAGCGTTCGATGTTCGTTCCGGTTTGGAGGTGGGACCCTACTAGTTTGCTAGATGTGAACGACGACGGAAAGACGGAAATTATTCACTCTACCAGGACCGGCGGTTCGGACATTCGCTTTGCACTGGAGATCAAAACATCTTCCGGAGGTTCCTGGGGCGTAGTCAACGATAGAATCTGCTACGTCAATGGCAACGTGATTCTATGTCCATCGTGCGACAAGGCGTTCGCTTCCGGCTCCATGCACTACACATTTACAGTTTCTGGGAAGGCTTGGTTGCGAGTGAGGGCGGATACCGATCTGGACGAGCTTTCCGGCGAGTCGGTCGATGTAGAAATCGAACGAGCTGCGTTGCGGATCGAAAGCAAGGCCAAGCAAGGGGTGTCTTATACGGTGGGAGCCCAGCTTGGAAGCTCGGCGACTACGATCAGCGGTTGGACTACGCAGGCAAAAGTTAACGACAGCTACACAACGGATTCGGATGGAGAGGAGTTTGCTAACAAGTTTCCTGTGTTCGAGGTGTTGTCTAACGATACGATCAAGATCACTACTCCCAAGGATAAGAATGGTGCATACGAAACTTGGACAATAGACCCGGAGCTTTCCGTAGTGTTCGGAATTGGGTTGGAGGAGAGCTCGATCAGTACAAGTAGCAGTACGAGTAGCAGTAGCACCAGCAGCAGTTCGATCAGCACTAGCAGCAGTTCGATTAGCACTAGCTCGATCAGCACAAGTAGCAGTACGAGCAGCAGTACCAGCAGTAGCTCGATCAGTACGAGCAGTAGCAGTACAAGCAGTAGCAGTACAAGCAGCAGTACGAGCAGTTCGAGCAGCAGTACAAGCAGTAGCAGTACAAGCAGTAGCAGTACAAGCAGTAGCAGTGCGAGCAGCGAAGGCGAGCCGCCGTAAGTAATGGGGTTGCATATGGGGAATCAAGACTTTCTATCTACGTGGCAAGATCCGCTCAAGGTAGTGGATTGTCATAATCTGATACAGACTCACGCTTTGAGAAACTTGCTAGCGGGAGGACGGGCCTTTCTGTTCTGTGGTGGACCGTCTGGCAACCAGCTTCCGTTGGAACTTTTGAACGGCCGTGGAATCTGGACGTTGGCTGTGAACAACGCAGCGGGCCATTCTAAGTTCCGTCCCCAAGCTATGCTCTGTTCCGATCCGGTCGGAAAGTTCAGTCACGAGATTTGGTTGGATCCAGGTATAAAGAAGTTCGCTCCGATTGTGAAGTTGCGGGGGACTAGAGCCAAGCTCCGTCGAAGGTTGCCGGACGGATCTTTCGAGAAGTTTTATAGGCGGGTGTTCGAGTGTCCTAACGTATGGGGCTACCAACGAAGTAGCGAATTGAAGCCGGACGATTCTTTCTTTCTGTCCGAAGCCGCTTGCTGGGGAAACCACGATAGCGGTTCCAAGAGGACTGGCGAGTCGAAGACGGTTTGTACGATGCTGCTGGCTTTGAGGATGCTCTACTACCTTGGTGCCAGAAGAATATACCTTGTGGGAGTGGACTTTCATATGAGTCCCGACCGGGGATATTCCTTTCCGCAGGTAAGGGATGACAAAACCTGTCGATCGAACAATGCTCAGTTCATTACGGTGAACGATTGGCTTTGTCGGATGCAGCAGGGAGGGACGTTCGACAGGTTCGGCTTAGAGGTCTTCAACTGCAACGAATGGAGCGGGTTGAGAGCCTTTTCTTATGTACCTTTCGACGAGGCGATAATAGATTGCAGGGGAGAAGTTACGGACAGTCCGAATCTTTCTGGTTGGTACGATGAAAATCCGGTGGGAGAGAAGAAATGAACGAGTCGTTGGTTGATTGCCTGGTGGATGAATCGTGGGAGAAAAAATGCTGGGGGTGGGTCAAGCATTTGTTTAACAATCCGCACGCAGCCGTCAGTTTGCTCAAGGTAATGGAAGGTTGGCAGTGTTCGGCTCATTGGCATCGGAATCGAGCAAACTTGTTTATCGTGTTGAGCGGCAGCGTGGAAGTGAAAGAGTGGCCGTCAGGATTCCTTCCGTTGGGAGAGAATCCGCCTGCCGTTCATTTGTTGGGTCCGGGCGACTCTTGTTTGATTCCCAGTTTGGTAGTTCATCAATTCGTAGTTAAGGAATCTGGATGTATGGTAGAGGTCTACTGGCCGGACGGAGAGGTGCGACGGAACGACATCGAAAGATTGATTGAGGGGGGTCCTGCTTAGCACGTTTACGGACGTTCGGACCTCCAAGGATAATCCAACTGCTTCGGGTCGGAAGTCCCTTAGATGCAAAGCTAGGGGCCTTCTCGGGATTGTTTTAGGGGATAGCATGAGTATACCTGATTTTACCGTAGTTTTGGGAATCGACGATAAGCATCTAGATCAGCTTGCTTGGGTGTGGCCTACTTGGCGGCGATACAAGCCATCGACGTTCGATCGTCCGGTGATAGTGTTCTATGACAAAGCGAGTGTGACGAAGAGGAAGATAATTGATCTTCTAGGCACCTCGATCAACTTAGTGGCGTGGCCTCCGGACGGGGTGGTCTTTTCTGGAGACGGTAGCGACAAGTGGAACAACCCGCAGCGTCACAAGATGTTGACCGGATTTGTTTATGCCGCAGCTCGATTCGTCGAGACGCCCTACTTTCTCAAGTTGGACACGGACGTTGTAGCTATTGGGAATGACGATTGGATTAAATCGGAATGGTTTGATGGTTCACCAACTATCATTTCCCATAAGTGGGGATTTTCCCGACCGCCGGATCTTATGGTTCGGTTGGACGACTGGGTGGCTCAGCATAAAAACAAGCTGCCGGAACTAGCCATCAAGAAACCTTTGAATCTGGTTCCGCTGGAAGGTTGGGATCGCGTTTGTCACAAGCGGATCAATTCGTGGTGCGGATTTTTCGATACTAGGTTCAATTGCCGGGCGGCGGAGTGGGCGACCCTGACCTGCGGACAGTATCAGCTTCCAGTAGCTAGTCAAGACAGTTATCTGTGGTATGTAGCCGAGCGGTTGGGACTGAAGGTAGTTTACTTGAATATGAAAAAGAACACTGGATGGCAACAATGGAGTACGTTTGAAAACGTAAGGAAGTATTCCGAGGAGGCTATGAAATGAAGAATTCCAGGCTTCACGAACTATTTAAGAAATACGGAACGGACAAGGCAGACCATTTGTATGCTTTGCTTTACGAGGAGTTGATGGAGTCGCGTTGCTCGCAGCCGACTACATTGCTGGAGATCGGCGTCAAAGAGGGTAACTCACTGCGAGCATGGAAGTGTTACTTTCCGAATAGCAAGATATATGGAATTGATTTGGTCATGCCGGAAGACTCAGAGGGTTTCGAAGTGTTCGTTGGAGACCAGGCGGATGAAGTATTTCTAAAAGAAGTAGCCGAGAAGATCGGACCGATGGACATAGTGATCGATGACGGTGGCCACAAGATGAAGGAGCAGCAGACCAGCTTTCGGGTGCTCTGGCCTTACGTTTCTCCGGGTGGATTGTATGCGATAGAAGATCTTCGATCTTCCTTCGTTCGACCTAGAACTAATAATCCTATGGGGTTAATTACCACTGTGAATTGGTTGACCGAACTCGCTAGGAATTTGGGAAAGGTGCGAAAAGGAATCGGACCGATGCTTCACTTCGCAGCTAGAATATGCGTAGTCGAGAAACCCAGGCAACCGGAATTGATGTGGAGGAAGGAATGGATTTGACGTTCATCCGGATTTTGTATGGCGATGGCAAAGGTAATCGCAGGGCATTTGGTCGTCTGCTAGATAGAAGGCAGCGTCGGGATGCTAGACTGTTGGATGAGGATATAGAGCGTTCCTTTAAGGATCCCTACCGAGACTTCATGCTAGGTTCCGTTTTGTATATTACCGCTGGCGAGTGGGCCACCGACAGATTGAAAAAGATGGGAGTCCGTAGAATCGTTCAGGTGGACGATCGGGGGAAGTGTCATCCCACTGGATATCATCCGTTCTGGAATAAAGCTTTCCTATTGTATCGTGCCTTGGATTATTGCGACAGATTTATCTACACTGATTTTGATTGTATGCCGACCCCCGAATTCTCGGATCGGTTTCAAACTGCTTTGAAGCTGTTGGATGACAAGGATGGGTTGGGGAGTCGTGTGCAGATACCGTTGACTATCTATCCTTGGCCATTTTTCTTTTGGCGGGAATCGAGTGGGAGCGGATTGGATAGAGTTGACCCTCATGTTGGTTTGAATTATTGTTTTTGTTATGCTACCGATGCCGACATCTTCGACGATATGCTGGAGGATTGGGACGAGCTTCATGGCAGGCATCCGAACAAATATGTCGGTGGCGATCAGGTTATTACCTATAGTTTGGAGAAGAGGTATGGAATAAAGACGGTGGGAGACGCTTTCTTCGGAATAGAACCTGTAGTTGTTTCGATGAAGCGGACTCCGTTGACCGACCTAAGTGTGGAGAAGCCGTTCGCCCTCTTTCATCATCGATAAAACATTTTGGAGACTGATTCAATTTCTTGCAGGAAGCTCTCGATTACATTGCCGAGCTTAGACGTTGTTCAATTGCTTTATCAGCACTCTCCGGCAAACCGCTACCCAGGATCTTCCCAAACGTACCACCCGTCTCCACGGTCTGATTGATGATTATATTGGCCTAACAAAATACCTTTCTGCCGCCGTATAACTAGTAACTTGATTGAAAAACCCTTAGCTTACAAGGAATGTATCATGGCAAGTGAAATCAAGCTGACTCTATTAGCCGAAGGAGCTAAATCACGACGCCGCAAGGTTTTACAGAACCGGCTTCAATGCGGCAACACGGTCCCCGCAAAACTACTGACGGAGTTTGAAGGTGAATCATGGGTCGAACTTGGTCCTCGTCCATTGGTGAATCCAAAAGCAACTGCCATCAAGCAAGATGAACAACTACAGGTACAGCAAGCCTGGGATAAACAGTGGAAGGCCGTTTCTGCACCGGAAGCGATTCCGGTGGCTCCAGAACCCGTTTCTCGGCCCGAAACGCATTCGTCATCGATAAAACATTTTGGAGACTGATTCAATGCCAGGTAGATTGTTCAGGCGGTCGGGAATTGCTGTTGTAGGTGTATCGATCAACTTGGGCTGGCGGCCGGACTACATATATCAGGTTGGAGTGGGTGGACGTTATGAAGAGATAGATGTATTTGTGGAGGAGTGGCCAGTTGTGAAGATTCTGGGCGTAGAGCCCCATCCCAAGACATATCGAGACATAGAGAAGAAATATCCAGGGATGTTGAACAACGTGGCCTTCGGATCGTCTAGTGGAGAAGGTGTTCTGCACAGCAAGAGGCGTCACAGGGATGGCTCTACACTGAAGAGTGTGATGGCGAAGGAAGATGAGCACATTGTTTCGTTCCCAGTGAAGGTCGCAAAGATGGACGACTTTTGGCCCATGCCTCCGCCTGGGAAAAAATCCTTGCTGTGGTTGGATTGCGAAGGGAGTGAATTGGAGGTGCTTCGCGGTGGACGGGAGTTTGTAAAAGAGATAGATGTGGTCAACATCGAGATGACATCCAACTGTCCGGAGGACTGGCCTACGACGGTTGAGATAGACGATTGGATGATATCGAACGGTTTCTTCGCTCAATGGAGTCATACGAAGCGACCGCACCAGGGGCAGCACGATGTGGCTTACGTGAGACCGTGCCTGTTCGATCCACGTTACTGCTGTTTTCCGAGCGAGATCAGGAGGTTCCAGCGATGCAGGTGATCTATTATGTGAGCGGTCCGGCACATCTCCCGTATTTGGTATGTTCGCTCTATACGTTGAGGAAGCATTGGGATGGCAAGGTTTTGATTTACGTTTGGCCCCAGTCGGCGGAGATCGTTAGCAGAATAGCAGTAGATCCAAGATTGTCGGCATACTGGAAGTTTCGACCGGAAGCTGGTGGAAGCAATAGGTTTGCCAAGCTGAACGGAAAGAAGCGACAGGCTTTGGACCGCATTTTGGTCATGCAAGAGCAGAGGGAAGTTACTCTGTATCTGGATTGCGACACGACGATCCACGGTCCGTTGCATGTTTTGATGGATCTGGCTTCTCAACACGGATATGCAGCAACGCAATGGTGTGATTGGACTACATTGGGAAACAGAGTCTCTAAGCGGTTGGCACGGTTGCGGCTGTTTCGAGATATAGACCAGCGTTTAGTGGAAGAATTGTTGAAGAATCGGTACCCGGCGTTGAATTGCGGAGTAGTGGCTTGCCGTCCCGATTCCCCCGTGCTTTCGATGTGGCTCATGTGGAGTGAGATTGCCAGCAGCATGTTTATTCCCGACGAGGTAGCTCAGCACTTGGCGATGCCGAAGTTCAACATGGCTGAGTTCGTTGTAGCCACTGATCTTGGGAAGTGGAATTCGTCGCCGCATTTGAAGTCCGCACAACTCAAGCACGAGGATGTTTCGATATATCATTACCATGGATCATCTTGCTGCCGACCTAACAAGAGCAAGAGAGGATGCGATTTGTGGCTGCCAATATATGACGAGTGCCTGCGGGAGAATGTCGGAGGTATGGCAGAGTGGAGGGGCAAGGTGAGCAACAAGCACTTGGACAAGGTGAGGTCAGTATGATAGATACAGAGCAAACTAAGCATGATTTTCGGTTCACTCGAAACTGGTTCAGGAGAAGGAACCAAGCCACATTTGAGGAATATGTACTCCCGATGTGGGCTGGCAAGCCGATCACCTATCTGGAGATTGGAGTGTACGAGGGACAGAGTTTGACCTGGATGATGCAGAACGTGCTTACCCATCCAGATAGCAGAGCCGTTGGTATCGACCCCTGGCTTCCGTTGGAGACAGAGTGCTGTCTGGAATCTGAGTCCGTGGCTGCGGCGTTGCAGCTTGCATCGATCCACTTCGGCGACTGCGTTGAGGAAGATGCTGGAGACTAGTCATGGTTTTTTCGGAATTGCTCGGAGCAAGTTGGACCTTTGCATGGTGGATGGAGAGCACTCCGCCTACTCCGTCTTAGACGATGCCTTGTTGGTCTATGAACTGTTGAGGATCGGTGGTTGCATATTGTTTGACGATGTAAAGAGACCCAATCGATGGCGTCGGCTGAAGCGTTGCGGCGGCTGGATCGATCATGCAGAGTACGGAATCAAAATGTTTCTGGACATCATAGGCGACGATGTAAAGTTGTTGTGGGAGCACAAGTTTATGCAGTGCTACGAGAAGGTTCGATAATAGAAGAAAGGAGTGTAGAAAGGAAGGTGAACGGTGTTGCTGATGGCTAAGGAATTTGCCAAGGATGTATTTCCCGACAACCGTGGCGAGTGGTACTCGACTCCTGAACTGGCTCTGTCTGCGGTAGACAATCCCAGATAAGTATTCAGGGTAGCAAGTTGGTTGACTGTTCGGTTTGACTGAGAATTAGTTGTGATTGAAGTTAGAAGTGTTCGAGGAAGATGAAAGGAAAGAATGATGACCGAATTCCCACACGGAGCGCTCTACCCGATTGAGGCTATACCTCGCATTACACCCGAACACGCCGAAGAGGTCATACGGTTGATCGACAAAGACAGCGGTTATGAGGTCAGTCCAGCCATTATCATCGCAGTGTGGATCGGCTCACACGTCAAATATCTCGTTAACGACCAACAAGTGATGGACACGATCCATAACTTGGAGAAAGCGAAGGGAGACGAGCAATGACTAAGAATCAAGACGACGGCGGCCTGGCATTTCCAGCGGGGGATCAACCATGAGCAAGCCCGACGTGAGAAAGGAACACGCAATGCCGAATGACCTGCAACCCGACCCCAAGATGGATGTGGTGCTCGCGGAGATCATGGGATGGCAATGGATTCGTCACCATGATCTCGATTACAAGCCACCTAATGGACCGCTGTGTCGAGTTTTGGTCACTCCAGACGCTGCCTGCCCGAAGTTCTTCAACTATGTCAAGTGCGACTTGACTGATCCTCGCCAGGTCGCATTGCGTGCTGTTTACCATGGTCCGCGATGGTCAACCAGTCCCGCTGCGGCGTTCGCGGTACTCGCGTGGGCTGAAGCACAAGGGGCCGACACGATTCTGATTTTCGACCAACAAATAGGCAAGCATCAGTGTGGCATTCGTCCGCGGGACCATCTGGCGCATGTGATGCGATATGGCGAGACTAAAGCCGACGCCATCGCCCGGACGGTGATCGAAGCGTTTAGAGTAGGAAAGAACAATAAAGACTGCCGACGAAACCGAAAGGAAGCATAATTGAAAACTGTTTGCTACGAAGTCTGCTTGACTTACGATTGCAACAGCCGTTGCAAGTGGTGCATGCGATTCTTCGATCTTCGACCGTGGCCGGACAGTTACTTGAAAGCTGACGACCTTGTTTTGGCCGGAGAGAGAGTGAAGGATATAGGAATTGCCATACGTAAGCTCAAGATCAGCGGTGGTGAACCCTTGATGCATCCAGATTTCCTCCGATGCTACGGAATTCTGAAGGATGTATGGATACCCTAGCGGATTATGGTGTTCGGCAATGGCACCTATCGAATCCCCGCCGAGATTTCTGCCAGGTTGTATTGCAGTCCTTTGGCAAAGAAAGTCCACCAGCCTTACATGCTCAGCCCCGCCGATTTGGGTTTGGAACCAGTGAGAGGATTTGAAAAGGGAAACTGTTGTACATTGCAGTCAAGATGTGGATTCGGTTTTGATGCTTTTGGATTCTCTCCTTGTGCTCAGGCATCGCCGCTGGTCAGATTGCTCGGTCTGGAAGGCATTCACAGTAGTAGACCCGTATTGAGCGGCAGAAGGGATCTGTGTTGCCATTGCGTACTATCGCTGAGTGTGAAGAAGAAAAACGAGATTCAGCAGGCCGCAATGGAAGGTCGGATCAAGTTTCCTACGCCGACGTTTGCAGAGGCATTGAAGAAAGTACCTAGAAAGCTTCCTAGGTTTCAGGAGTTGAAGCATTGATTTTTGCAAAGAATTAGTTTTGAATTCGAGTGACAGGTTGCGTTACTTTTGAGCGTCCGCTGCCTCAATTTTCATACAGAAAGGCGTGTACGAAGTGAGAGAAGGCTGGAAGTTGATGCAGTTCGGTGTAGTTCCTACGTATCGATGCAATATGACCTGCAAGTGGTGTAATCGTTACGAGGGTGTGATCCCGTGGGATGACTCTGATTTGTCGATCGGAGCTGTCGAGGAAGTTGGAGCTATTTTACACAAACACAAGATACAACCCGACCGGATTCGCCTCACCGGTGGTGAGCCTTCAATGCATCCGAACCTTTCGGGAATTGTAGAAGCTATAGAGCGGACCTGGCCGGAGCCGAAGCTATTGACGCATTCGTTCACTAACGGAACGATGAATCAGATCGGGATACCGATTCGGTTCCGAGTCAGCGATCATTCAGATCACAAGCCGTGGGCTATCAGCCCCGCCGATCTGGGAATGTCTGCCATGCTCGGGTTCGACGACAGGGAATGTACAGCGAAAGCCTGTGGCAAATTGTTCGACTGCTACGGCTTCTCGTTCTGTGTTCATGCTGCGGCTCTGGGACGGCTGTTGAGGGTCGATCCTTACAGCAAGCAGCCGATATCAGAAGGGCGAGAGGACTTCTGCCAGCATTGTATCCATACGCTTCGTACCTCGGACAGACTCCGGATTCAACGGGAAGCGATGGAAGGTCGGATCGAGTTTCCGACACCTACGCTGGCCAGAGGGTTGAAGCAGTTGGAGAAAGAACCCCTTGTGTTTGCCAGATGGGAGGATAGAAATTAGATGCCTTCGGAGGTGGAGCAGTATTGTCTGAATAGGATCAAACTGTTTCTTCTGCGGCTGGAAGGTAGGTCTGTTTATTATTACCATTGCCGCAGAAGAAGGTGGTCGAAGAAGGTGCCTAACATATACAAAGGCAGAACACGGTATCAGTTCAAGTACGACGGCAGGGTAGGGGTAGTCTACGCTAACCGACTTGTGTGGATGCTGATTCACAGGCGAGCGATACCGGACGAATGCAGGGTGGATCATATCGACGGCAATAGGCGGAACGACTCACCGGACAACCTTAGACTGATGAGCACGGAAGACAGCAACAGGCAGGGAAGTGAAGTGACAACTGATAATAAGTTGGGAAAGCTCTGTCGATGGTTCGATTTCGTTGGGCGGCATGGTAGGGAGCCCAGCAGCCCTGCTGAAGAAGGCTTTGTGGAAACGGGGTTCTGAGAAGATGATCGATTACAAGCTGCTTCAATTTGCTGCCCCTCCGTTCGTCGGGGCCGATTGGTTTGTTCGGGCGTTGCAACTGGCCGGCTTGGGTCCGGGCTTCGTTGCTCGAGCGTACGAGCCGTTTTCGGAAGGCGGAAGAATCGATACTGTTCGAGTATCTTTAGTGCGACATCCGCTGAACTGGTTGTGGCTAGTCTATGATTCCGTTAAGGATGAAGGCAGTGCTCGAATATCAAGTTTTCATGTGAATGTGAACGGTAAGAGCTTCGAGGAATTTGTTGAAAGCTATTTAGACGGTCAATCGGGATGGATTACGTCGATGTTTTCGAGTTACGAGGCTGACATAGTTCAGAGGATCGAAGACCAGCCCGACGCCTTTCTGGAGTTGATGGGGCAATTCAATGTAGACGGAGATCTGAGCGGTTGTTTGTATCTGAAACCTATGCTGGAAGTCAAGCTGATCTGCAACGACGATCTTCGCATCGGGTTGAGAAGATCGGAGCACGAGATTTTCGAGCGTTACGATTACTGCTGAGGAAAACCAGAAGATGGGAAAGAAGCTCATTGTAATACCGGCTCGGATGGGAAGCAACCGACTGCCGGGCAAGCCGTTGATCCAGATTGCGGGAAAGCGTCTGCTCGATTGGACATACGAAGCAGCGAAGCAGGTGGCGGACAGTATGGTGATCGTAGCTACGCCGGATCAGGAGATAGTCCGATACTGCCGGAGCAAAGAGATTCCGTGCCGGCCGACCAGAAAAGATCACCCGACTGGCACCCACCGTTGTGCAGAGATTCTGGATCAGATCAAGCAGGATGTTGACATCGATGTTGTAGTGAACTGGCAGGTAGACGAGCCGCTCGTCGATCCAAAGGTAGTCAATCAATTGATGGAATCCGCAAGGTTGAGAGATGTTTGTACGTTGGTAGCCTCCGTTTGGAAAAGAGATGTAGTGTGGGCGGCTGTTGAACATAACAGAGCTTATTGGTTCTCTCGTGCTCGGATGGTTGATAGTTTAGGTCACTGTGGAATCTACATCTTTGTCCCCAGCGTGCTCAAAACCTTGGGAAAACTTCCGACGACCGAACTGAGCAGAGCAGAATCGTTGGAGCAGTTGGCTTGGATACAAGATGGATTCGAGATCAGAGTTGTCGAGCTAAGGAGGCTGCCGCCGTCGGTAAATACTTTTAGTGATGTAGAGGTAGTTGCAAAGATATTGGAGAAGAGAGATGCTGATTGAGATTATAAGCCACTGCTGGGCTGCGGGCAATCCGCACTTCGCCGGGGCTCTTCGCTACCAGATCAGCAGCTTGGTGTTGCACAAGCCGAAAACCTGCGACGTTCGGTTGACGGCCTGTTTAGACACCTTCGACACGAAAGCTTTGGTTGCAGCTAATTGGGGACGTTACCACTTAGGTATTGATATCAGACCACTGATGCTAAGCAGACCGATGATGACGCGACGCTGCATCGGTCGGAACATTGCAGCCTTGGAATCGAAGGCTGATCTGATCTGGTTTTCGGACGTGGATCAGGTGTATTATAAGGGTCTTTTAGATCGGTTGGCAGATTTGCCATGGGACGATGATTGGCAGATGATCTTTCCACGAGAGATTCAAATACACCGAGATCATCGATTGGGGGATTCTCGGCTGCTGTCCGCTGCAACTTCGACTGACTTGATCGACATAGATCCGATCGAGTTCGTTCCTCACCATTACAACAGAGCTATCGGAGGTGTACAGATCGTCCGTGGTGACTTCGCTCGAGAGCATGGGTATTTAGACGGGCATCCGAAGTGGGGGCAACCGCGAGCAGACGGGTTGGTGCTTGGAGACTTCATAGACGATCGTCAGTACCGAGGTTTCGTCGCTCGGCATGGAAGGATCGTCGGCGTGGATCTGTCTGGTTTGTATCGTCTGCGGCACACTCGTACAAGCTATCAGGAGCCTAAGATATGATAGACGATCGGTTGTGTAACGAAGTCGAGTTGCGAAAGGTCTTGGGATCTCGGATTGCGAAGCATCGTAGGTTGATGGGTATGACTCAGGCGGAACTGGGGAAAATAGTCGGGTTGCACCAACCTACGATCTGTAAAATAGAGCAGGGTAGGTTGCTTCCCAGCCGTCAGAGGATCGATCAGATCTGCGAGGCGTTAGGTATTTCTCGATACGATCTTGAGCGAAGAAACCCCGATTCTTCGTAAACTCTTGTCTTGTAAAGGTTTACGTTTAACGCCGTTCTGGGTTTTCAGGTTCTACCCCCTGTTGGAAGGGGGTTTCTTTGTTTCCTCTGAATGAATTCTGAAAGATTTAGAAGATTCTAACTCTTTGTCCCGCAAGGATTTAGGAAGGTTCACATAGTTTTCTCTGGATGTTTTCGTTTAAGTTTATAGATTTTATAACCTGATGTGTTATAATAGGGGCAGACAAAGGGAGAAAAGTAATGAACCAAACCAACAAAACCATTCAACGCTAAAGGAGAAGAGCATGAAGGACACTGCTACGCTCAGCGTCGAGGAGATCATCGAGGCCGCTCGCCGCGACAATCTCACGAGTAAACGGATCCGCAGCCTGCTGTATCACAACGGGCACAACCAGGCGGCGGAGTTTCCCCGGATTCGCGAGGCACTCGGGCGACAAGCAGTTGTGCCGTCTATGCCGACAAAAGAACTCCAGACCGACGATCGGGCGAGTCTTTGTGACCAAAAGGAGGAACAGCGACGCGCAGCTGCGGACAAGGCTGCTGACCAGGACCGCCGGGATCGCGAGGCGCGGCGGGCCGCCGCGAAGGCGGCCATCGCCCGCGGCGCCGTCATCTGGTGCGACGCGGCCGAGAACACGGTCACTCGCGTTGTGAATGGACGCGGCCGCAAGACGAAATTCAACAACGGCGGCTACCGCGTCGGTCTGCTGGCCGAGACCGACGCCGGCGAGTACGAGGCGCGCGAATACAACACGCGATGTCCGGATCAGTTCGCCGCGGAGTGCTACGCGGTGCTGAAGGCGGTCGAGCTGGCGGCCGAGTGCGGCGCGGCGGCCGTCACGATTCGCAACGACCGGATCAACGGTTTTAACGCTAGCACGAAGCGCGGCTACATCGGCGCGAAGTACCTCTGGATTGCCTCGAAGCTGGCGAAGGACAACGACCTGAGCGTGACTTTCGATGGCTGCACCAGCGAGGAAAACCGCGCCGACCGCATCAGCCGAACTGAAGGATGACAGCTGATGCGGTTCTCCCGAATTGTCGAATAGGTGTATAATCACAGAAACACGGCAAGGTGGCAGCCATGCTCACACACACACATTCAGCCTCGTCCGATCCGTTTCTCAGGCTGTCACCGGGGATCGGGCGGGGCTTTTCTAGAGGCGAAAGGAAAAGAGTGATGAAAGAAACACGGTTAGCACAAATTCTGGAACAGCACAAACTCTGGTTAGCAAACCGCAGAGCCGGCAAGTGTGCCGATCTCCGCCGTGCCAATCTCCGCAGCGTCGACTTTCGGTGTGCCGATCTTCGATACGCCGACCTTTCCAATGGCGATCTTCGCAGCGCCGACCTTTCCAATGGCGATCTTCGATACGCCGACTTTCGCGGCGCCGACTTTCGCGGCGCTGCCCTTCGACACGCCGACTTTCGCGGCGCCGACTTTCGCGACGCCGACTTTCGGGGCGCCGACTTTCGGGGCGCCGACTTTCGCGACGCCGATCTTTCCGGAGCCGACCTTTCCCGCGCAATGTCGTTGGATGCGAATTTCGAGGGAGCACGAATCACGTTTCGAGGCAAGGTGGTCGTCATCCGGTTTGAGGACGCGGCCTAAACGACGATTCCCCACAAGCCACAGCTTTCTAGAACGAGGTGAGACAATGCGACAGGTAACTAACTGGCGAATCGAGGCAAAACACACCGCAAGCCTCAAGGCGAAGGCTTACATCCGCAAGTGCGGCAGCTGCTGTACCGTGCGCTCTAAATCCCCGAATCAAGCGCTCCGATTGATCGCCTGATGGAGCGGCTGCCCGGTGGCGGAATTCGTTGTAATCGGTTGCGCCTAACGAAAACCCCCAAGCAAGAGGTGAAAGGAAAGCCGATGATGCGAACAACGCTAGTGCCGGCGAACGGCATGAAACCGGCGAAGTCCCCACGGTATCATCGTGGCAGCGAAACCGACGCCTACTCAGCCGCCGTTCGCAGTGCGGCTTTTCACCACGCGACGGTATACGTGTACGCCACTTATGCTGGGATGCAGGTAACCCTGAGAAAACCTGTCTTGCCACCCGGGCAAGTACTGACTGCAATTAACGCCACGTTCCAGGGCGAGCATTATCACGCTACCAAAACCGTCACAAACCACCCGCCGACTGAGTAAGAATAAAAAAACAACCACTCACCCGCGAACTCGCACTGGCCACCGCTAAGGATGTCGGCAACGAATCTATGCGAAAAGCTGGCAGAGCACAGTGGAACAAGGGTGACTGGTATGCGGCTAGCCGAGAATTCAACTGGCAGTGGCCGCGCCATTTTGATGTGTTGGACTGCACTAACCTCAGAAAGAAAGGTGAGAACGTGAAGAAAATCACTATCACAATCCGAACCGAAAACGCTGCGTTCTATGATGACGATGGCGCAGCGAACCCTAGCCTGGAACTCGGGCGAATCTTGCGCGGACTGGCGCTGCGCGTGGGAGGAGGCGTGGACGATTTCCCTTTTACCTTGAGAATCTTCGATATCGACGGGAACGATGTGGGCGCAGTCGAAACTGAGTAAGCTCCATCCTTCTGCAAACCGGAGTAGCAAAGGAACCCAAAATGCGTTACCTGTTTCTCTTACTGTTGCTGATCGGCTGCAAAGGTCGATCCGACAAACCGTGGCTCACGCCCACGCAACGAGCTACCGACCAACAGAAGACCTTCCTCTCCCGTGAGGTCTTCTATAACACCAGCCCAGAATCGGACGCCGAGTTGGATGCTCGCCTTCAGTGGGAAGCCGTCCATCCTGCCCGCCACCCATTAGATCAGGGTTTCGAGGTCCTGCACAATCCGTACAGAGAGCAAAGGCGATGAACGCGATGAGGGGCTATCAAAGTTGCTGCAATTCGCTAGCTGAATGAGTCGGAAGAAAGGAAGAGCAATATGAAACCACCCTATCGAATTGAAGCGCCGTTTACAGATCCAAGGCCTAGCGAAGGAGAAAGCGAATACCTGGAGCGGATTCTTGGCCTACCGGGATCAGTACAGATGAGGATAGGAGATCCATCAGCGGTTGAGTATTACCGCAATGTATGGAAAGCGTACCAAACCAAGCCTCAGGCTGCGCCATGCTGCGGCCACCAATGCGAAAGGAAACCGAACGATGTTGGAGATCCATAAACAAACATTGGAGAGAGTAATCCATAAACAAACATTGGAGAGATTGAAGAGAGTGGTAAAGGCCGTAGCAACGGCACACAAGAAGGCAAAGGAGTTGAAAAGAGTGTACAAGGAGATAACGAACATCGTGTCAGCCGGAGTGGTGGAGGAAGTGGATAAAAAATGGATGGAGGTGGCCGGAGTAGTAGAGGAAGTGGATAGAAAATGGACGGAGCTGGAGGAATCTTACAAGGTCTACCTAACGAGGATGAAGGAGTTGTATGCAAAGGAGGGGGTAGTAGAAATTCCCTAGTTCGACCGGCGAATAGACGGATCGTTCGATAAGCAACTACTCTAAATCGAAACGTGAATCATACACGGCCTAGGCGAAAGAGTTCGCTGATCGGCCGGCAGCAACTCGCCGACTAAGTGAGGTAACCGTTCAAAGAGAATCGTTTGTTTTTCAAACTTTTTAATCAGGAGAATCGAAATGAGTCACGAAATCACTATCAGAGAAGATGGTTTCGCCGAGGCAGCTTATAGTTTGAAGCCTGCGTGGCACGGACTGGGAGTCGTTTTCGACCATGCTATGAGTAGTTTG